CACCACCTCAGTGAGGCCACATGACACGCGGGCGCAAGGCTCTCCCGGATGAGATCAAGGCGCTCAAGGGCAATCCCGGAAAGCGCAGACTCTACCTCAGTTCGGAGCAAGGCGAGGAAGCCGGCGGCCTGACGGCGCCGGATTTTGTTTCTCGCCAACTTGAAAAGCTGATCTTTGCGCGGGCCGCCGAGCTGCTCTCGGCCGCGCGTTTCGTGCGCCGCACTGACACATTTTCGCTCGGCCGCTGGGCGGTCTATATGGCGCAGTGGGTTGAGATCAAGAGGCGCCTCAATCGCCGATCGAGCAAGAACATCGCCGAGACTGAGATCAAGGCCGATGTTTACTATGAAACCAAGAGCCGGCACGGCACCATGCTGCGCGTGCATCCGTTGTGGGCCTCGCTCTACAAGATCGAGCAAGTTCTCATGAGCCATGAGGATCGGCTCGGCCTCAATCCATCAGCTCGCCAGGCGATCGTGCGCGGCCTCATCAATGCGCCTCAGCTGCCGGCCGCCGATCTCTTTGCGGATGGTGCCGAAAAGCCGGCGGCGCCTGAGAAACCGCAAGAGCCTGCCGGCGATAGCTTGGGGCCTTTGGGGTTTCTCACTCGCCCGCACTGAGTGAGTGATGAGCAACTATTATTTCGATGAGGGCATGGCGGCCAGGGCGGCCGCATTCTTTCCGCGCTTTCTGAGGCTCACTGAGGGTGAGTGGGCCGGCAAACCTTTCGAGCTCTCACCGCACCAAGATCACCACATCCGCCAGATCTTCGGCTGGCGCCGCAAATCTGATGGCCTGCGCCGTTATCGCCGAGTGAGGTGGTGGGAACCACGAAAGAACGGCAAGACTGAGCTCGCCGCCGGCGTGGGGTTTCTCTTGCTGCTCGGTGATGGTGAGCCTGGTGCGCAGATCTTCAGCCACGCCACCGACAAGAGCCAGGCGAGCATCAGTTTCGAGCGAGCCACCAAGATGGTGGCATTCTCGCCGGCGCTCGCCGAGCTTATCGAGCCAAACAAAGAGGGCCTCTATGTGCCGGCAACGATGTCGGTTTGGCGTGCGCTCTCTGGTATTCCGAAAGGCAAGCACGGCCTCAATCCGCACGGCCTTATCGGCGATGAAGCGCATGAGTGGGGCGATAGCAAGCTGCACACATTCTTGCGCCAGGGCATGGGCGCCAGGCGGCAACCGCTCGATTTCATCATCAGCACCGCCGGCGAGCGATCTGGTTACGGGTGGGATCTCTACAACCTGTCAACAAAGATCCGGGATGGCCTATTTGATGATCCAGAGAGCTATGTGGTGATTTGCGAGGCCTCACCTGAGGATGATTGGAAGGATCCGGCAACCTGGGCAAAGGCAAATCCAAATCTCGGCATTTCTCTCAAACTCTCTTACCTGCAGGATCAGATCCGCGAGGCGCAAGAGAGCCCGCGCCTGGAAAACGATTTTAAACGGTATCACCTCAATTTGTGGGTTGAGCAGGCGGTGCGGTGGTTGCCAATGGATCATTGGCACAAGTGCTCAGCTCTCGATCGCACGGCCGGTAAGGATCTCTGGAAAGAGCTTGAGGACAGACTCCGCGGCCGCCGCTGCTATGGCGGCCTCGATCTCGCCAGTGTGAGCGACATTGCCGCCTGGATCCTCTGGTTTCCGCCTGAGGACGGTGAGCCGGGTTATGTGCTTTGCCGGTTCTTCATACCGAAAGAAAACATCGCCGGCCGCGTGCGTCAGGCGCAAGTGCCATATGACAAGTGGGTGGCCGCCGGCGCGCTCAAGGCAACGCCGGGCAACGTCACCGATTATGAGGCGATCAAGCTGCAGATTGAGGCGGATGCCGAGGCTTTCATCATCGAGAAAATCGGCATCGATCGATGGAATGCCACTCACCTGTCAAATCAGCTCACCGCCGAGGGTTTGCCGGTGATGCTTTACGGGCAGGGATTTGCCTCGCTCAGTGCACCATCGAAAGAGCTAGAGCGGCTGGTGCTCAAGCATGGCTTTGAGCACGGCCATCACCCGGTGCTCGCCTGGATGGCCTCAAACGTGGCCACCGAGGGCGATGCCGCCGGCAACATCAAACCGTCAAAGAGTAAATCCACCGAAAAGATCGATGGCATCGCCGGCCAGGTGATGGCGATCGGCCTCTCGATGGGGATCGGGACTGAGGCCGAGGCTGATGAGCAGCCTACGGAAATTCCAGACAACTATGCGATGAGCGTGTGATGAGCTTGATCTCAACAATCTTTGGCGGCCGGAAATCTGCCGATGCCGATGATCGCTCGCTCAAGCGCGATCCGAGTGATGATTTCTGGTATTCCCGAAAGGTGGGGGTGCGCTCGGCCGCCGGCGCGCAGGTCACGATCGAAAGTGCACTTACGCTGCCGGTGGTGATCGATTGTCTCAAGGTGCTGCAGGACACGATCGCGAGTCTGCCGCTTCACCTCTATGAGCGGGCCGAGGATGGCTCGGCCACCAAGGCCATGCGGCATCCGCTCTATGAGCGGCTCAGCACCTTGCCAAATGATCGCATGACGGCCTTTGAGTTTTGGGGGAAGGTGGTTCACGATCTCGGCACGCGCGGCAATCATTTCTCGGAAATCTTGCCGGGGCCGCGTGGTGCGATTGATCAGCTGGTGCCGCTCAATGCCGATACGATCTCGATCTCGGTGCTTTCCGATGGCGCGCTGCGCTATGAGATCCGCGAGCCTGGCCGACAGATCCGCTATCTGCTTGAGGGCGAGATCTGGCACCTGAAAAATAGCCCGCTCACGGCCGATGGCCTGCTCGGCACCTCGCCGATCTGGTACGGCCGCGAGGCGATCGGATCCGCACTCGCACTGCAGGACTATGCCGCCAGGTTCTTTGCCAATGATGCAACGCCACCTTTCGTGATCCAGCATCCGGGCAGCTTCAAGGATGAGGCCTCGAAAATCAATTTCCTGGCCGCGATCAAAAAGTGGTGGGGCGGCAAGAACAAGGGCTCGCCTGGCATTCTCGAATTTGGGATGAAGGTTGAGAAAGTGGGCGTGAATAACGAGGAAGCGCAATTCCTCGAAACTCGCAACGCGCTCAACCTTGACATCACGCGGATCTGGCGCGTGCCGCCGCACAAGGTGGGCATTCTCGATCGCGCCACCTTCACCAACATCGAGCACCAGTCGCTTGAGTTTGTTACCGACACGATCTTGCCGATCGTGCGGCTCATCGAGCAGGCGATTTCGCGCGATCTCATCCTGGCGCCGCAACGATACTATGCGCAGTTTAACCTTGATGGTTTGCTGCGCGGTGATCTGCAGTCTCGATATTCCGCCTATGCCATCGGCCGCAATTGGGGATGGCTCAGCACAAACGACATCCGGCGGCGCGAGAATATGAATCCGGTTGAGGGCGGTGATGATGATTATCTGCAGCCTCTCAACATGGTGCCGGCCGGCGAGGAAATTCCGGTTGATGCCAGGCGCAAGCCGGAAGATCCGCAAGCACTGATCTCGCCGGCCGCCGGCGTCACCGCAACATCAATCAAGGGGGCACTCCATGGGCCGGCAGTATAATCGCATCATTGCAGCAATCTCGCGCACGGCCTGGGCGATCGAGCCGCACAAGGGTGCGGATCTCTGGGCCTTCTTTCGCGTGAAGGCCGCCGGCATCAAGCTCACCTCGGCCGAGATCGAGGCCTCAATCGATGCCGCTGCGCAAGCTGCGCCACGCAGCCAGCGTGCCGGCAACGTGGCAGTGCTGCGCCTGAATGGCGTGATCATGCACCGCGCCGAGCAGGTTGATGATATTTCGGGGCCAGGCGGCACATCGAGCGAGCGTTTCGGCGCGCGCTTCGATGAGGTGCTGCGCGATGACAACGTGAGTGCGATCGTGATCGACATTAACTCGCCAGGTGGTGCGGTGTCGGGCACGCCTGAGCTTTTTGCCAAGATCCTGGCGGCGCGTGGCCAAAAGCCGATCATCGCCGTGGCCAATGCCATGGCCGCCTCGGCCGCCTATTGGATCGCCACCGCTGCCGATGAGATCGTGATCACGCCATCGGGCGAGGTGGGCAGTGTCGGCGTTTGGACGGCGCACGATGATCTCTCCGAGGCCTTCAAGATGGCCGGCATCAAAACCACGCTCATCTATGCCGGCCAGTACAAGGTTGAGGCCAATCCTTTCGAGCCACTCGGCGAGGAAGCCAGGGCGGCGCTGCAAGCCTCGGTTCAGGAGTCCTATGAAATGTTCACCCGCGACATTGCGCGCGGCCGTGGCCGCAAGGTCGAGGATGTGATCGCCAACTTTGGCCAGGGCCGCATGGTGAGTGCCGATGAGGCGGTGCGGCTGGGCATGGCCGATCGTGTGGAGACACTTGAGGCAACTATCGCCAGGATCTCCGGCGGATCTCGCGCCGCCGGCGGCCGCAAGGCCGAGGCCATGCGCCGGCGCCTGGCGCTCATCTAATTCCGATCAACTGAGGAATGCGCACCCGCTGCTCACCGGGCAGGCGGGATCATGCGTTGTGGCCCGGCTCAACCAAGGAAGTGTTAGCAATGAAAAAGCTGGCTACTCTGCGGCAGCGTGCAACCGATCTCAAGACTGAGGCCACGGCGCTGCTCGATAAGGCGGACAAGGAATCCGAGGGCATTCTCTCGGCCGAGGCCGAAAAGCGTTATGGCGAGATCGAGGCCGAGCTCAAGACGCTCGCGGCCGAGATCACATCGCTCGAAAAGCAGGCCGATCGCCGCCGCACGCTCGATGCCGTGATCACCTCCGCACCCACCGTGCCGGGCGTTCCGCGCATCACTAGCAGCGAGCGGGATCCCTCTCGCACTGGTGGCTTTGCCAATCTGGCCGAGTTCGCCATTTCGGTGCGCAATGCGCAGACCGGCCAGGGCGCAGATGCCCGCCTGGCCGGGATGATGGCCGCACCTACCGGC